TCCTGCTTTCGATGGTTGTATCTTAATTTTCAAACTGGTCATTAGGTGAACAGTTTGGATTTTAAGATACAACCATCGAAAGCAGGAAGGAGGTGAGAACAGTGAAGAGCACAAGCGACAGACGTTTGGCAATCAGAGATTTTATTTCTGAAAAACGCCATACAACAGTACCGGAGCTGATGCAGGAATTTGATGCCAGCTACAGCACTATCAAAAGAGATCTTGATGCAATCACTGCGACCACCTCCTTTTATACAACGCAGGGAAATGGTGGTGGAATCCATGCTACCGACGGGTGGTATGCCAGCAGCCATTATCTCACTGCGGATCAGGAGTCTTTTCTGAAGAAAATTCAGAGCGGGCTGCAGACTGAGGCTGAACAGAAAATGATGGAGAGTATCCTGAATGCTTTCGCAATGCCAAGAAAACAAACTGTATAAGGAGAAAAACAGCATGGTTAATTTAAGTGGTGCTCCGGTAACGGAGTTCAAAAGAGGAGATGTTGTTTTTATCGAAAATACGCATCAGGCTGCGGATGGCAATACCCATGTAGTATGCGGAAATCATCCGGCGGTGATTGTTCAGAATCAGATGGGCAATGATTACAGTCCCAATTTGATTGTGGCATATCTCACTTCTCAGATTAAGCGTGTAGAGATGAAGACACATGTGCTGCTTACCTGGTACGACGAGTTAAAGACCTCAATGATCCAGACAGAGCAGCTTGCAACTGTAGACAAGGGTGCGGTACTTGGATACATCACCCACTTAAGAGAAGAGGATATGGTTCGTTTGGATAGAGCATTATTAGCTTCTCTTGGAATGGATATCTATTTGGAGGATTAGCAGATGGCAAGTTTGTACGAACTTACAGGTCAGATGGCTTATCTCCATCAGCTTCTGGAGGATCCGGAGGCTGAGGAGCAGGTCATTCTGGACACGATGGAAGGAATCGATTTTGAAATCGAGGAGAAGGCAGATGGTTATGCCAAGATTATTCGCATGCTTACCGCTGAGGTGGATGCGATAGCTTCGGAGGTTGACCGTCTGACTGCAAGAAAGAAAGCAATCAGTAATAACATTGATCGCTTAAAGGGTGCGCTGGAACAGAGCATGATTTTTCTGGATAAGAGAAAATTCAAGACTGCACTTTTCAGTTTCAATATTCAGAAGAATCCGGCAACGGTAAATATTGTTGGTACTGTTCCTAAGAAGTTCCTGATTCCTCAGGAGCCTAAGGTGGACAAGAAGGCAATTATCGAATATGTGAAGGCGCATGGCAACACGAAGTATGCAGAGTTGACTCAGTCCGAGTCTCTTCACATCAGATAGGAGGAGAGCATGGCTAATTTAATCGGTATTGCCGGTGATCCCGGCAGCGGTAAGTCCACCTCTCTTAAGGGGCTTCCGGCAGAACAGACAGTTATTTTTGACTGTGATGGCAAAGGGCTGAACTGGAAAGGTTGGAAGAAGGACTACTGCAAGGAAAAGAACAATTACTTCAAAATCAATGAGCCGGAGAAGGTTATCAAGGGCTTAATGTCTGTAGCTACCAGCGAGAAGTTCAAGCATGTGAAGTACGTTGTAATCGACACTGTGAACAATTTGATGGTTTCAGAGGAGATGCGCCGTTGTCGTGAAAAGGGTTATGACAAGTGGATGGATCTGGCGCAGTATATCTGGAATTTGGTGGAGCTTCCTGGCAATTTCAGAGAAGATTTGACTGTCATTCTGGTCTTCCATACCCAGACTGAGCATACGGAAGATGGCTATGAGCGTATTCGCATTAAGACCAATGGACGTAAGACGGAGAAGAATGACATTGACTCTAAGTTTAACTGGCTTCTTCGCACTGTAAAGCAGGGCGATAAGTATATGTTTGAGGTAACCAGTCATAACAGTACCAGCAGGACTCCGCTTGGTGCATTTGAGGAGGATTATATCCCGAATGACATTATGCAGGTGTTGGAAGTACTGAAAGAGTATTAAGAAAGCGAGGATATTTATCATGGGTATCAAGAGATTTGGTGATTATGACAAGACGCAGGCATACGGAGATTTTCAGCCTCTTCCTAAGGGAGGATATGTGGTGAAAATTCTTGGTGCGACTGTGCATGAGAACAGCAATGGTCAGTATGTGAAGATTGCAGCTGATATTGCAGAGGGCGAGTATCAGGGTTATTACAACCGTGATTATCAGAACCAGCAGTCTGAGGACAAGAAGTGGCATTGCCATTTCCTGCTTAGTGTACCTAAGGATGATGGTACAGAGCAGGACGGTTGGACTAAGCGTAGATTTAAGACCTTTACTGAGGCATTGGAGGAAAGTAATCCGGGCTATCACTTTGACTGGGATGAGTCTAAGTTCAAGGGACTTATCATCGGTGGTCTTTTCAATGAGCGTGAGTATGAGAAGCGTGATGGAAGCATTGGCCGTGCAACTAATTTTGCACAGGTTTGTTCTGTTGAGATGATTCGTGGTAATCGCTACAGAATTCCTGATGACCGTTTGCTCGCAAAGAGCGGTTCCGGTAGTGGCAGCAGTGGAGTTACTACAGATGAGTATGGCTTCATGAATATTCCTGAGGGTACAGCGGAAGAGCTGCCCTTTGACTAATGAATGGGCATGAGCAACTGGAGGTTTTGCGTAGCATAGAGATTCTGGTGGATACCAGGGAGCAACCGACCAAACGGGCATTGAAGCGTTATGAGCGTTTTGGTTGTCCGTTTGAGAGGTGCACTCTGTCCTATGGAGATTATAGCTACAATGCCACACTGCCTGATGGAACGAAACTGTATGATACAGCGGTTACTGTTTCACCGGGCTGTGTGATTGAAAGAAAGATGAGTTTGGATGAGCTGGCGGCTTGCTTCTGTAAAGGAAGGAGCCGCTTTACCAAAGAATTTGAAAGAGCCAGAGAGAATGACGCAAGGATATATCTGATTGTGGAGAATGCTTCCTGGGAGAATCTTTTGAATGGTAAGTACAGGACAAAGATGGATGCAAAGGCTTATACAGCTTCTGTAATTGCATTTATGGTTCGTTACAATCTGAACATTATTTTCTGTAAAGAAGAAACCTCTGGAGATCTGATTAAGGAGATTCTGTATCGAGATTTGAAGGAACGGTTGGAGAGAGGTGAGTTTGGATGAGTGATACCAGAAAAGGATATGTGAGTATTCATCGTGAAATCATGGATCACTGGATCTGGCAGGATAAGCCGGTCTCAAAAGGACAGGCTTGGGTGGATTTGATTTTGCTGGCGAATTATAAAGCCGAGAAATTTTCCTATAAAGACAAGGTGGTAGAAGGTAAGCGTGGATCCGTATATCGCAGTATCACTTATCTGGCTGACCGTTGGGGCTGGGGAAGAGATAAGGCTACAAGGTTTCTTCATCAGCTGGAAGCGGATGGCATGATTAAGCTGGAAGCAACAACACATCAGACAACCATAAGTATTGTAAATTATGAGGATTATCAGGGTTTTGCTGCTATCGGTAGCGCAACAAATCGGCAACAAATCGGCGGTAAGTCGGCAGCAGGTCGTCAACAGGTCGGCACATACAATAAAGGGAATAATTCTAATAACGATAATAAAGGGAATAATTCCGGTGGTGCGACAGGAGCTCCTGCAGATGGTCAGACCGCTGAAGAAATTGAAGAAGCAAATCGCTGGTTTGAAAGTCTGTAGAAGGGAGCCGAATGTATGGCAATGTATGAATTTAATTCTGATGATGCGGAACGCTTTGCAATGCAGGTCGGCATTCCGGTAAGAAGGCATGGCAGGGAACTGATTTTTAAGAAGTGTCCGTATTGTGGAGGTTACTCCAAGGATAAGGAAAAGTTTTCTATTAACTTGTCAAATGGTCAGTTCCAGTGCTTTCGAGCTTCCTGCCATGCAAAAGGAAATATGATTACGCTGGCCAAGGATTTCAACTTTTCGTTGGGTAATGAGGCGGATGAGTATTATCGAGGCACAAAGCGTTTCAAGAATATTGCAGGTCGTGAGAAGCCAAAGCCAAAACCGGCAGCAGTCGCATTCATGGAAACGCGTGGTATTTCTGAGGAGATTACCAATCACTATAACCTCACAGTTCAAAGAGATCATGAGAATGTGCTGGTATTTCCGTTCTATGATGAGCGGGATCAACTGCAGTTTGTGAAATATCGTAAGACGGATTTTGACAAGGATAAGGATAGTGCCAAGGAGTGGTGTGAGGCAGACTGCAAGACAATCTTGTTTGGTATGAATCATTGTAATCCGGAGAATGAAACGTTAGTTATTACTGAGGGACAGATTGATTCATTATCACTTGCTGAGGCAGGAGTTGAGAATGCAGTATCTGTACCGACTGGTGCAAAGGGATTCACATGGGTACCTCATTGTTGGGATTTCTTAAAGCAGTTTAAGACCTTAATTGTATTTGGCGATTATGAGCATGAGCACATGACTTTGCTGGATGAGCTGTCACAAAGATTTGATGGAACCGTAAAGCATATTAGAGCTGAGGACTATCAGGGATGCAAGGATGCGAATGAGATTCTGTTGAAGTATGGTAAGCAGGCTTTGGTGGATGCAGTAGGACGTGCAGTACCGATAGAACACCCTAAGATAATGAGTCTCGCAGATGTGGAACGAGTGGATTTGGGACAGATGGAGAGCTTTCCTACCGGATTAGCTTCTCTGGATAGAATTCTTGGAGGATTTTATTTCGGTCAGCTGATTCTTCTTACCGGTGAGCGAGGAGAAGGAAAGAGTACTCTGGCATCTCAGTTTGGTACATTTGCAGTAAGTGCGGGATACAATGTGTTCTTTTATTCCGGAGAGCTTCTGAACTGGTATTTCAAGAACTGGTTTGATGTGCAGGTGGCAGGTATTAAGAATATCAATCGCAAGGTATCAGCTAATGGATTTACCAGCTACACCATTAATGCACAGATAACGCCGTCTATGGAGAAGTGGTATCGGGATAAGGTTTATATCTACGATAACAATATTCTTGCGGATAAGAGTGAAGAGGATACTTTGCTTGAGACCTTGGAAGTGGCAATTAAACAGTACGGATGTAGGGTGCTTGTGATTGATAATCTGATGACTGCAATGGTGGATGATACAGCGGTGGATCAGTACAGGCAGCAGACCATATTTGTGAATGCACTGGCGAAGATGGCGAAGCAGTATAACGTGGTTATTTTCCTGATTGCACATCCGAGGAAGAAGCAGGGCTTTGTGGGCTTTGACAACGATGATGTAGCAGGAAGTTCTAATATCACTAATCTGGTGGATGTGGTTATCAGATATTCAAGACCTAAAGGTAAGGATATTCCGCCGGATACAATGGATCGAGAACTGACGGTATTTAAGAACCGTCTGACAGGTCAAACAAATAGAAATGGAATAAAGCTTTTCTTTCAGGAAGGTTCCAAGAGAATTGCAGAAAGCAGTTTTGCCTTTGATTGGGAGCTTGGGTGGGAAGAGCATTTTGAGCAGATGGAGATGGGATTTATGCCGGTACCTGAAGGTGTGAAGCTCCCATTCGATTAAGGAGGCAGCCAATGTACATGGTTAAGAATAAGGGACATTCTACCGGAGATGACGGCTATGAACGACTAGCGAATGCGATTATCCTTTCTGCTTGCAGAGACTATAGAACCACATTACGGAAATTATCACGTAATAAGAATAATAGAGATGCAATGTCAGAGAAGGAATCGATAGAAAGGTTTTTCAGGTCAGGATGGTTTGGAGTGCTTACCGGAATTGATCCGGAGATGTTAATCAGAAAATTACAAGAGGAGGTAACTGGCGTATGAAGGCAGTAAGAGTTTATTTGGAGCAGGCATATCGTATTGATCAGAGAATCAATTGTAAGATTGAGCAGGTCTCATCCTTGCATAGTCTGGCAACGAAGGCTAATTCGACTTTGACAGACATGCCGGGAAGTCCTAATCGTAACATCCACCGAATGGAAGATATTATTGTGAAGATTGTGGATTTGGAGAATGAGATTAACGATGATATTGATAAGCTGGTTGATCTTAAGGCTGAGATTACGAAGGTCATTAAGCAGGTGGATGATTTGGAATTGCAATCATTGTTAGAACAGAGATATCTGAATTTCAGAACCTGGGAGCAGATTGCGGTGGACATGGGATACAATGTAAGGCACCTTTACAGAATGCATGATCAGGCATTGAAGAAGGTTCAGATTCCTAAAGTTGTCACCTAATGTCACTATAAGTCACGTAGGCTTATGTGATATTATTACAATAGAAAAAGTGAAATGATATGAGAGCCATTACAGAGGTCGAAGGATTTTCTGTAGTGGCTTTTATTATTGTTGGAGGTGGTAATTTGCCTAGTAAACCAAAGAAGCCGTGTGCTTATCCAGGTTGTCCTGCTTTAGTGACAGGACGGTATTGCGAGGAGCATGCAGCAAAGAGAAATAGTGAATATGAGAAATATGGTAGAGATAAAGATACTAAGCGTCGTTATGGTCGTGCATGGAAGCGGATCAGAGATAAATACGCTGCAGAGCATCCCTATTGTGAAAGGTGTTTCGCTCGTGGAGTTCTGGTTCCGGTGGAGGAAATCCATCACAAGCTTCCATTAGCTGAAGGTGGCACTCATGATCGTAGTAATCTGATTGCACTTTGTAAGTCGTGTCATTCACAGATACATGCGAAACGTGGGGATCGCTGGCATGACCGGTAGGGGGTATCAAAATCTCTACAGACCTGTCTCCTATAGAACGGCGAGTGGGTCTTGCGTGTAAAATCGCGAAATGGAAGACGGGGGGTATTCCACCGAATAATCTTAGGAAGGAGGGTATGACCATGGCAGGAAGAAAGCCAAAGCCTACAGCAGTTAAGAAGCTGGAAGGCAATCCAGGTAAGAGAAAATTGAATAAGAAAGAACCGGCTCCGGCAAAGGGAATGCCTGAGTGTCCGGAATGGTTGCTTCCTGAAGCGAAAGTTGAATGGGAGAGGCTGTGTGTTAAGCTTTCCGATATGGGAGTTTTGACAGAAATAGATATGGCGGCATTTGCTGCTTACTGTCAGTCTTTTGCAAGATGGAAGGAAGCTCAGGAGCATATCGATGAGGAAGGTTCTACTTTTGCAACGGACAAAGGATATCAGCAGCAGACTCCTTGGGTTGGCATTGCTAATACGAATCAGAAACTGATGTTATCCGCTGCGGCAGAGTTTGGATTAACACCATCTGCCAGATCAAGAATCATGGCAGCGTCCGGAGCTTTGAAAGATGATGAAGATGAGATGGAGGCATTGCTTGGAGGTGGTAATTAATGGCAAAGGAAACAAGGCCTAAGGATTACCCGAAGTTAAAGAGATATAAGCCATCCAGGTTTATGCTCCCTACTTCTCATTATGATAAGGCGAAGGCTGACAGAGCAGTAACCTTCATCGAAAATCTTTGTCATACAAAGGGTAAGTGGGCTGGAACAAGGTTCTGGCTGTTACCTTGGCAGGAGCAGTTGATCAGAGATATCTTCGGGATTGTAAAGCCGGATGGAAACAGGCAGTTTCGAACTGCATTTGTGGAAATGTGTAAGAAGGTAGGTAAGAGCGAACTGGCAGCAGCTATCGCTCTTTATTTATTGTATGCAGACAATGAGCCGAGTGCAGAAGTATATGGTGCTGCAGCAGATCGTCAGCAGGCATCTATCGTATTTGATGTAGCAAAGCAGATGGTTGAAATGTCACCGGCTCTGATGAAGAGAAGTAAGCTGATGGCTGCAACCAAGAGAATTGTAAATTATGGAAATGCCGGATATTACCAGGTGCTGTCAGCAGAGGTCGGGGGTAAGCATGGCTTTTCGGTAAGTGGGTTGGTGTTTGATGAAATTCATACACAGCCGAATAGACAACTTTATGATGTCCTTACCAAGGGTTCCTCTGATGCGAGACAGAATCCGCTTCATTTTATTATTACGACTGCAG